GCACCTTGGGTTCCGTCGCCATCGATGATAATTGTTGGAGGAATTTCTTCATTATATCCAGATCCTGTCTGACTAATAACTATTTGCTCAATACCTTTGAATTGACGAACTTTAAATGTCTTGTTCGTATTATCCATGATAGGTGTGTAATCAATAAACACACTATCGCCAGCTATTAAGTTATGAGGAACATCTGTCTTTAATGTACCAAAATTAGCACCACTTACGTTCTCAAAACTATAAGTTTCAACATCTTCACCTTTAATACGTGAAACACGAGCAGATACACCATCACCATCAGTATCTGTATTATCAAATACCAGTCTATCATTGACCTGATAGTTAATACCTGGGTTCTCAACTGTAAATCCAGTTACTGAAGCATCTTCAAACTTAGTGATAGTCTCAACTTCAATATCAACCTTAGAGTCGAATTTAACTGTAGGGAAGTAATCAAAGAGTTGTAATGGTGCTTCTTCAAACAACTGATTAGGATTAGCAGTCTCATCAGCATCAATTACACCATCTCTATTAACGTCTTCTGGGTCGAATAAGAGTATCTCACCACCTTCAGTAGTCAATGCATTAGTAGAAGCATTTGGAGTCCTTGTAACGTCAATATCAACGTTCTCATAAGGGTCTCTGTAACGTACAACACCTGAAGGAATATTCTGCTGTGTTGCAGCATCAACAAGGTTCCACTTATCAACAACTGAGTTGAAACTTGGACCTAAAACATAAGGGAATACTGGGTTACCATCTTCTGTAGCATCAATAGTAACAAAGTAACAATATCTACCAGCAGTAAAGTCTGGTGTCTTACAGAAACGACCATTATACTGATCTAAATCACCCAAACCAAAGACATACTCATAGTCTTCAACAAAGTTACCAGCAGCTTCTGAAGTTAGTAAAGGACCAGCAGTTCTTGATGGATATGGGTTAGTTGTTGCATCAAAAACTAAATTTGTCTTTAATCTATAAGACGCATTGAGTTTTGTGATAGAAGATGCTTGATTGGTTGGGTCAGAGAAACCATAAGGACCGTAAATTGGGTTACCATCAAATGCCCATCCAATAATAGGTGAGTGCTCTAATTGAGTTTCTTGCTCCTTAATCTGTTGTGAAGCATTCTCAAATAAGTTATCACCAAGAATATATCTTAATTTCTGAGGGTTGGATAAGTGAGCATACTCACCACCATATTGATTATTAAATCCTTCAAATACAGTACCCTTAGCAGAGTCAAATGTTGATGTTGCTTGAAGGTTATAAGTCCATTGGAATACATTAGGTGTAAATGTAGCACCTTCACCAACAGAATTCAAGTTAATAACTGTAGTACCTTGAACGTAGTTAATACCCTTGTTAATAATAGTGATACCAGTAACTCTACCAGCATTTTCACCATCAGTATCAATAGTAGCACGAGCAACAGCACCAAATCCAGCACCTTGAATAGTAACTTCAGGAGCAGTTGTATATCCAGATCCAGCAGAAATAATAGCGATAGAAATGATTCTACCATTAGTTACAATTGCCTGAGCAACAGCACCAGTACCAGAACTTAGTGTTACAGTAGGATTTGAAGTATAAGAAGCACCACCACTTGATATAGCAATACTCTTAATTGGACCACGAACAGATGCTGTACCTGTAGCACCAGTTCCACCACCACCAACAATAGTAATAGAAGGTTGTGAAGTATATCCAGAACCACCTTGATTAATTAGTATACTAGAAACAACACCTTTAGTAATAATGGCAGTTGCAGCAGCACCTGCTCCGTCACCGCCTACAATTGAGACCAATGGTGAAGAAGTATACCCAGAACCCCCTGCAGTGACTGTAACTTCAGAGATAGAACCATCAACAGTTACATTTGCAGCAGCACCTGAACCGCTACCACCAGCAATAGTAATAGTTGGTGGAGAAGCAGCATCATATCCAGAACCTGCTTTAGTAATGTTAATACCAGTTACAGCACCGAAAGTTTTACTTAATTTTGACTTATATGCCCATATTGATACACCATTTACCCAAGTACCAATAGGACCAGAAGAAATTGCATTCTTAGTCGAAATTGTAGTAGGTAATTTAGGAAATCTGTTTAATTTACGTTGGTTTCCTGGAAGAAGAGCAGATCCTGGGAAAGGTCCAATCTTATAGTTAGGAATACCTGTAGAAGCAACGTAAGTATGTGTAGTATCAAAGAATGAGTTCTGTACGTTAGTAGTATAAGAACCAATAGCATTTAAAACTGCACTGTTATCTGATTTACCTTTATTAAGGTCAACAGATACAAGAATATTACCTTGAGGTACTACAGTAGCAGGTTGAGGAAGTCCATATTGGAAAACATACTCGGAATCCCTTGATGTGACTAAGAAAGTTCCGTTATAGATGATTGGGTTAGCACCATATACAGTTACCTGATCTCCAACCAACAATCCATGAGGATTAGCACAAGTAAGAGTAGCAGACTGATTATTAACACCACCAAATGTTACAGTAGTGACTGATATTAACTTTTTAACATTATACAACCAAGTTGTAAGATCTGAAGTCGTACCAGTACCACCTAACTTAGAAACTGTTAATTTATCTCCAGGTAAGTAGTAAGATCCAGTATCTGTCAAAGAAGTCTGTTGTGCATCAACGATACCAACAACATTCATCACAACTTCTTGTAATGTACCCTTATTAAGGTATACTTTGAAGTTTGAAGTGACTTGTGTAGCAGAATCCCAGTCTTCAACAACACCATTTACTGAACGAGTACACTCAATAAACTGGTTAAGTGATTTTTCCTTATATTGTACAACTTCTGTTGTAGCACCTGATCCTATAACAAATTCACCGTTTCTTTCTGGCCAACCAATAGTTGAGTCAACCGTAATAATAGAGTCAGTTGCACTCAATGGTTCCGCAAGTTTTGTCTTATATGGAACAGTAAATGAACCAGCAATAGTCTCTTCGGACAATACAAGTTCAAATATCTCTACTTCAGACGTTTTAATTGAAATATAATTTTCTACAAGAGCACTCGCTGCTTTAATATTAGGGTCTGATATATCCTCTTCTTGTATTAATAAAGCATCTTTAATATTAACAGACTCACCAGAAACCTTAACAGCACGTAAAATAGTGTCAATAGACCAAGTAGCATCAGATGGTTTGATAATCTGATCTTTTGGATATGATATACTTACAGTTTCACCGTAAAGTAACTTAAAGAGATAAGCAATACTAAAAGATGTACCCTTTGAAGAGTAAAAATCTTTAATAGTCTTAATTGATGTTCGCACATCAATTTTACTATAATCCAGTTCAGGTACATCAGGAAGGAACTGTTCTGTATATTTGTCTAAAAGTCTCTTTACAAATAGTTGATCTAAGCACTTAACTGGAGTATTTACAGTAGCTGCAGCAGCAGTAGTGGTACTAGAGAATACCGCATTACCATCTTGTGTATATGAAGTAATTCCTGAAGCAGCACGAGCACATTCTGTAAATGATGCTTTACTATACCCTGTTCCTGCTTGTGTTACAGTAAAACCAGTAATTTCCTTTAAACCAATCTCAGCAGACGCTTCTGCGGAAGGTGGAGCCTGAATAATAATACTTGGAGGTGCAGCTGCGGTATAACCAGTTCCAAATGCGGTAATATTAATATCAGTGATCTTACCATTGAATATTGCAGCAACAGCAGTTGCTCCAGTACCACCTGTTGAATTTCCTTGTGCATCTACTCTTCCATCAACAATATATACGGATGGAATATCTTCATATCCATCACCACCACTTAAAAGTTCAATATTAATTACACGACCATCACCATCAACAGACGTTTGAAGTATTTGAGCACCAACTGGATCAACAATAGCAACTCTTGGAACTGTTGTATACCCTTGTCCTGCATTTAATACAGTAATTGAAGCAAGAGTACCATCTGTAGCAAGGTTTGCACGTAATGATGCTTTAATAGGATTAGTTCCTGTTGGTTCATCGACATATATGGTTGGAGAAGTAGTATAACCAAAACCTACATTAGTAATAGTTGGAGCAGCAGCAAAAGCACCATTAGTAATGGTTGGAGCAGCTATTGTAGCACCTCCAGGCTGTCTAAAAGTTAATCTTGGTGTAAATGTATATCCACTACCTGAATTAAGTATTTCCAGTCCAGTTACAGAACCATTAGTAACAGTTGCTTTAAGTTTTGCTTGGGTTGCACCTGTTTTAGTTGGTGATTCTACTTGAACTACTGGTGGGTTAGTATCACTATATCCTTTACCACCATCCAATAGAGAAGCAGTTTTAACTCCATTAACCAAAGCATTGGCTGAAGCACCACTACCATCTACAGAGCTAATACTTACTTTAGGAGGATATTCAAATCTATAATTTGACCCAGTAGTATTAGTTTCAATACTAGTAAGAGTACCAGTATCACTAATACGTGCATATCCAACAGCACCAGATCCAAAAGAAGGTACTGGTGCCTCAATAGCAAATAATGATAGGAATCTACCATTTAAAGGAGCAGTTAAGAATATAAACTGATCTCCATCTATAAAGAAGTCAACTTTAGGGACTAAAAGTCTATTATCATAAACAGCAAGTACATATTCATCTACAATCGGTTCATATCTGTCACCACTCTTTGTTATAGTAAATTGTCTCTTACTTTCACCAAAAGAATTTGATAGATTATCTATTGCTACAATTGGGTTTTCAATAAAACCACTTAAAAAGTTAATATATGTTTGATCTGCACCATCAGAAGGTGTTCTTGCTCTTGGAGCATTTGTAAAGACTATATTAGTACCATTAACGGTATAATCGATAGCAGGAACCTGAACTTCACCATAAAGAGACACAACTAAGTGCTGTGGTGTTACAGGAGCAATAGGACTGTCCTGAGACGTTAATGGGAACTGTTTTGTTGTTCCATCAAATGATAAAAGAGGACTTGCAAGACCTGTCCACTTAAGTTTTACCTGATCATAAGAAATACCTGGACTTAATGCAATATTAGGTGCATTAGTCGTATTCTCATAATAAACAATCTCATCACCAATTAAAACTGAACCATTCGTTTGAAGAAAATCATCAACACTTTCTACAACAATCGTTTCATCTGTCGCTTTTATTTCTTCTACAATCTTCGTCGCACCATCCAGAATCCCAATATCTAACTTGTCAATATCAAGATATTGAAGGAAGTTATTGAGTATATTTTGACCTAATCCTGTTTTCTCTTGAGATCTATAATAATACTGTATAAACTTGTTAAACAGAGGATATTCAGACTCGATAAAATCTGGAGTCTGTGCCTTTATAGCTTGAGAAACCTTATTGATATTGCTCATCTAATTTTAGAAACAACTAGAAGTATTCGTTGTGCCAGTGTTTGTCAGGTTCGGAACATCAACTATAGTTGGTGTCTGATTGAAAACTGTTGGTGTCAAACTATTTAGAGGTATAGTCCCAGGTGGTACTGTGCCAATTGGTGCAACAGTGACCTCAGGGTTAACAATATTAATAACAGTTCCTGGTGTAGATGCTGGAATTGTAGAAACGTTCGATGGAATAAAGAGGACTGGAATTTGTAATTCTGTTGGTAATAGACTGATATCAATGATACTACCTACACCTGTTACAGCATCAGTTAATGATATGTTAGTCATATCTGGAACATTTCCTCCAGCACCAACTACATTAACTGGTCCGAAACATATTTCACCTGTAGCATAATTAACGGAACCAGCATCATTATTAGTGTAAACTTTCTTATTACCAGTATTATAGAAAGTTCTTAGGTTACCAAACCCATCATCCTCAAATTGTTGATCTATACCAGGTCTATCAGCAGTTCTGAAGGTTCCTGATAAAACAACAGGTTCTTTCTTACAAGCTTGATCAGATCCACCATCATTACTTGGAGCACTATCATATAAAGTACCACCAGTTGAAACACAATATGTGTTGGTAGAATTGGTATTTGGTTTGATATATTTAAGAATTGTAGTCTGTAGTGAAACGTCACTTATACACTTATCAGAGATAACGATTGCTTTTTCAAAGTTTTGACTTCTGAAAGTAGAATTGAAGTTGTTAATTTGTGTTTGACTAGCCCAATCAGTAATAGCATTCTGTATATTAGTCTTTATGTCAGATGTACTAGAACCGCAACCAGTGTCATATAAAGCAAAGATCTTATTATAGATGAATATCTCATCAGGATCAACGACAACAGGGTCGATTGATGCCATAGCATATTTTCTTAAATCTTCTTGAATTTCTTTCTTAGTTTGGTCATTAAGCAATGATCCTGTCTTAGTTTTAATTGCAATGTATACTTTACCGTAAATTGGAGGATTTAAAGCATCTCCACCATATGCAACAACAGAATCAGCATTTCCGTAAACTTTCTTAGTAATAACAGCATAATCTTGTGCTGTTACTGCTCTATACTGTGCAGAATAGTATCTTGGAGCATTGTATTTGATAGATTCAGGACTTTCTGCCGTAGACCCCAGTTGTGACCTGTCTTTTACAGTAAGTCCCACATTACCAACACCATATGTGACTCCTAAATTATCCCTCATAGTACCAACAAAGGAGAATCCAGTTACCTCATTTGCTTCATCACCATTAGTTACAAGGTATTCAAGAACAATAACTTCTCCATCTTTAACCTTTCTACCAACACTATCATCACCAAACCTTATCTCATACCTCATATCCTCGCCCTCAGCAAGGAAGTAAACCCTTGTGGTAGCAGTTAGGTTAGTAATGGTATCAACTTGGTTATAGAGGTCTGAAGCAGTCGCAGATTCGTTTGCTTTAACTCTTACCTTCAAAGTAGTGATATCAGCATCTTCAGAAGGGATTTTATATATTTGACTTGCAAAAGTATTAACAATATAGTTAAAATTAACTATAGTGCCTTCATAGATCATTAAATTGTCGAATTCTGCAATTCCAGTAGTAGTATTAACAACTACAGTAGTATCTTGAAGAATATTCCAAAGGAAATTACCACCAGTAGCAACAACACCCTTTCCTAAGGTTATACTACTTGGATAAGCACCATTTGTTTGTTGAGTCTGTACAGTGAGTTTCAAACAACCTTTTGATGATGAAACTGACTTAGGGACATAATTTAATAGTTTAGCAATATTAACAATATTATCTCTAACAGTCGCAGAAGGCAGAAATGCCTCATTCATTGCCATGTTAGCATTAAATGATGTATAATATGTGTTATATGCTAATGTGTCAATTAGATATGAGAGAGCAGACCCATCAAAATCATAGTCAGTAAACTCCTTTCGAGTTCTTAGATATGATTTTATAGAGGATTTAACATCCTCAAAATCTAATGCTGTTAAATTATTCGGTTGCATTATTCAGGTCTCTGTAGTACAAAGGTAAATGATTCTACGATAGGTTTACCAACTATCTTATATTCAATACGAACACTTAACTGATTAAGGTCCCATATAGGACTAACGTTGACACTTTTGAGTGAAACCCTAGGCTCAAATTGGTTAATTGTATTTATTATCTCTTCCGTTAAAGTATCAGCCGTAAAAGGATCTAACGGTTCAAATAATAAAGCATTTACTTTTGATCCGCATAAAGGTTGGAATGGTTTTTCACCAGGTGTAGTTAATATTAAATTTCTTACTGCTTGTTTAATTGAATTATCATTTTTTACGACATTAGCATCATCAGTAAAGGGATTCTTGCCAAATGCCATAGAAATATCCTTAAAAGCCTGTGAGGTCTTTTGTTCTCTTGCACCAATCTGCTTTAATGCCATTATACCTTATAAAATGTATAGTTCAAAAACAATTCTTCCATAGGACCAATTGGTTTTATAACCTTCACATAATATTTATCGTCTATTTGATATTTTTCACAATTAGGTAGATTTGAATGATTAATAAATCCCCCTAATGGTGTCCGAAATATTTCTTCACCTATAATAAGGTGAGATAGACCCAATTCAGTACCAACGTCAAGACTCTTCCTTGAGAATATGCCTTGTCCAGCAACAGGACTGTTTGAGATAAACAGTCCCTCTGGTAATGCCCTATAAGTCACATTTACATAGTATAGCTGATACTATTTAGTCTTCCTCAGCAAAAACAATATTATGCGCCACTTGTAATTTCAATTCCTCTCGGATTT